ATCAAAATAATCTTCAACTAGCATATCATTAATGTTTACTAGAAATTCTTTATGTGTTAATAAAGAAGAAATTACTTTAATCTGGAAGCTTGTTCCATATGAATTTAAATTGGTTAATGTCATATAACTATTTTTTTATAACTAAATTTTGAAAACAATCTTTAACCCAAAACTCAACATTTCGAATCAATCCACCTATTTGGTCTTCATTATACATTGCTACGAATTGATCAGGATAATATGAAAGATCATTTGATTCTACTACTTTATCTAAATATTCTTTATCTTCTTTACTTAACATTGGATTACTTAAATCCATTATTTTATAATTTTTTTCTAAATCATCTTGACCATGAATTATTCGAGCATATACTACATGGTTTGATATTTTATTTTCACATATATCCAATATATCACCCCAATTCATATCCTTTTCTACTAACTCCGGGAATTTTTTTAATAATCCTTTTTCACCCAACCCCTTAACACCCTTAATTTTATCAGAATTATCACCTAATAAAGTTTTATGTAATATAAAATTATGAGGAGATATTTTATATTTATCCATTACAGTTTGGGGAGTATAATACTCTTTTTCCATAGGACGGTATACAACAACATTATCACTAACTAATTGTAGGAAATCTTTATCTGAAGACACTATAAATGCTTTATCTTTTGGATGTTGGGGTATAGTTTTACTTAAGTATGCTATAATATCATCAGCTTCTACTTTATCAATACTTACAGTTTTAACAGGTAGTGTTTTTAAATATTGAATAATTCTAACCATTTGATCTACTTTAGCATCATCTTCATCATCTTTATCATCAAAGGCATCCCAATTAGTGATACGTTGAAGATCTCTACCCGATTTATATTCGGGCATTATATTTTTTCTATTATTTGCTGATCCAGCCCCATCAAATACTACATAAACTTGAGTGGGGTTAACTTGGCGAATCATAGCTCCTAAAGAACGGAAAAATCCACCTAAACCCCCTATATGAATGCCAAGAGGATTTACCATATTTAATACTGCAAAATTTCTAAAAAATAGATTTAAACCATCTATAAATAAAATTCTTTCATGAACTTCAGTCTCTGGGCCTTGCTCCTGGATATTATCCAGAAGTCTAAATAATTCTTTTTGTTTCATATGATGTGGTTTTATGCCCGGAATATACGAAAGATATTCCGGGTATCAAAATTTATTGTGGTTCTTCTCCAAAAGATGTTATATCAGTGTAAGCTTGATCTTCTTCAACTACTCTGAAATCGCCACCACCTAAAATAGCAGCCCAATCATCTTTTCTTGCGTCTTTATAACCTTTTAATTCTCTGTCGTTATCATTAATAAATCCATGGGGAGTCATAACAATTTTACCTCTTGTAGTAACACCATTAATGTGGTTTTTATCAATTTGAATATTTACTCTTTTAGCAAATTCAACTTGTTTACCATCTTTAATAGCTTTAATTTTAGAGGTACCAGCAGACATTACGTTACCAAAAGTTACAACAAACGTAGAATCAAACCACATTGCATATCCTCCTTTATTCATTAATTTAGGTTGACCCATTGGAGATTCCGCTTTTAACGTCCAAACTTTATTAATACATACAAGTGTATTAGTATACGAGGATGATTCCTTACGTGACAATGTAATACGTTGATTTACGCTATTACCAAACTGAGTTGACATAGCTCCTGCATTCCATTCGTTATTATTTTTATTTGATTTAATAGACATTTCACAAGGTACAGATCCTATAGAATCCCATAAGAAAAGTAAATCATAAGGTAAATTACCTTTTTTCTGTTCATCCATTAGATCTAAAATAAACCCTGCTACATCTTCAATTGAGTTAATAGTTTCTCTATCTACATAAATAAAATTACCTTCATAATTAGTAATTTCACCTGTGGTTTTATCAACTACTTCCTTAACATCCATTCCCATCATTGTAGCATGATCCCAAGACCATTTCATTTCTGTAATAATAAAAACAGGTAGAATATTTCTTTTTTGTGCAGATACTGCTGCTTCTAATAATGCGGTAGTTTTACCTGTATCTGAGTGACCTCTAAGAAGTACAATATGCCCCATAGGAATACCCGGGATTGAAGTAACATCTTGAAATGCTGAAGATAAAGGAATCCATTCTTGATCTTTAAACTTAACATTTTGTCTTAAACCTTTTTTATCCTTAAAGGCACCTAGATCAAATTTTGATCTAAGTTCCTTAGAGGCAGCTTCTGTAAGTGATTTTTTTCTAGCCATATCTTAAAATGGTAAATCATCAGATTTACTATCTTTATTATCAAACAAAGCGTCAAATTTATCTGATTTTGAAGTTGTATCTTTACCTTCAAGTGAGTAATTATTTTTATTTTCACTATCAAAAGCAACAGCAGGTTCTGAAGTAATTGAACCTTCTTCTTCACCTTCAGGTTGCATAAAGGATTGTAAATTAGCTTTTACTTCATCAAAAGTAAGTCTTTTAAATACATTTTTAGGATCTGGTTGGTCATCTAATATCTTAGCAACTAAAGCAGCATCACTACTAATAGGAGATACTTTCATTGATGGAGATATAGTAGTTTTATTATAAGGAGTTCCTGTTACTTCAGGTCCTACTGTAGTTAATTTAATATCTCTACCATTTGATGCTTCAGTATAATCACCTATTTCATCATCAGATGCTAAATTTAAGAATGCTTGATAAACTTCTTTACCAAATTGCCATAATTTAACTCCTTCTGATTCTTCACCTCTTACAACTACTGGGGCAAAAATACGAGTTTTAGCATCTAATTTTTTAGCTAAATACCAATTATCTTTATCTCCACTTTCACGTAATTGCTTTACAAATTCTTGAATTGGATCTTTTTCACCCCAATTCAAGGGAGAAGCCATTACTCTCTGACCAATGCCATAGTAAAACATCATTTCAGTAAAGGGGAATGACTTATTATATTTATTAGGTACAACTCTGATTTGTTGTTTTCCTACCGTTGGTTTCCAAAAAATTGATTTTCCTCCACCTTTATTTGAGTTTGATTGTGTTTGAAGTGACTCTAACTTCGATTTGATTTGATTTAAATCCATAATAATAACTTTTTATTTATTTTATAACTGTGAATAATATACAACAAATACTTAAGACAACCAAACTATAGTTCAATTATTTTATGTATTTTTGTTTTTAATTGTTTTAACTCATCATGTTGAGTTAACAATACGGAATTTCTGTAGTGTTCCCAAGTTATAGGGAATTTAGTATCAACTACACCTCCATTTAATTTTTTAATAAGTTCATTTAGAGCATTAATAGTATACAAAGTATTTGTTTCTTTTTTTCTATGAACTAAAATTGTATTATCAGGTAAGTCTGAAATGTTACCTTGATCGATATTATAGGTACAAACATACTCATCATTTTCTTTAACATGCAAAACAAATATTTTATTATACATTATATTATATTTGTCTGTAATAGACTTTAGAAGTAACTCTAAGTTATCTAGGGTTGTAAATGTGCAAAATAGTTTATTGTTCAAATCTCCTAAATTTTGATTAGTAATGTCCGAAAAATCGTCCATAGTATACATATTAGGAGTATTATTTAAAATTGTAGTTGCTTCCATAGCATGTTTTTATTTGTAATTTATATTTATTAAATAGCTCTTTTATTTCACCCAACACATCTTCTTCTTCTTTATCTACATCAAATAAAAACGAATCATAAGTATATAAAACTATCTTTGTTTTTTTATTTCTTAATAACCTTATTATTTCCCACAATATATGAACATTCATTGCCGTCTCCAAATTTTGTAGCAAATAATTTAATAACTTTTGGGGTTTCATTTCATCAAGCTTATCTTTTTCAAATTTATGTTTTGAAATAGGACACTCAATCCAGCCCTTCTCTTCGAATTCCTTCCATAAATTATCAGTATATACTTGTACTTTTTGAAAAAACTCTAAGTCCTTATATTGATCAAATACTCCCCCATATAGTTGTTTAAATGTTAATTCTTTTGCTTTTTTATACTCAACCCCATACATTTTCGCAAAGGCAGAATGAATATCCTCATTACCAAAATCAAAATCGACCAACTTAGCCAACAAAGTAGGGTGGTAAGCACCAATATCAAACTCAATGAATATATCATTACGGGGTATAAAACTTTCTCTACTATTATTTTCTTTATTAAGTGCGGCATAATTTACTCCTTTGAATTTGTTACTTGGTCTTCCTGTAAGGGTTTTAAAGTTGTACTGCGTGTAGACGTAGTCTCCATCGATAGCATGAAAATGCGATTTAAATTTTTCTCTATTAATTCGTATACCACTTCGTTCGATGGAGTTGAAGACCATTGAAGATTTATTATTGTAGAATTCATTGATTTTTCCATTTATTTTGTCTTTAAGGTTATTATATATTTCTTCACAATACTCATAGTGTTTAACTATAGGTATAATTCTATTCACATCTTTTTTATTAGGATATCTTTTATTAAAAATGTGATGGGTTTGTAGTAGTTCTGGTATATACGGAGGGTTTTGTTGGTTAATGTCAAGAAGATTTTTTAGGGGTAAATAATGTAAAAATTCTTTCTTATCACGCACATATATGCTATTAAATTTATGTAACATCGTGTTTATCTCCGTTGTACCTACATTTAAAGTTTCACTATGTGATAGTGGGATAATAAATCCTTTAGTTGATACTAACGGTTTAATATACAAAGCACAAATATCATTTTGTACAGGATGTATTAAATAACTATTAGGGATTATTTCTATAAAAACTTCTTCCCAATTAGCATTTGAAAATTGTTCAAATTGAACTTTACTTTCAACTAACCAAAACATAACTTTTTGGTTTTAATATATGAAAAATTTATTTAATATCCACCCCCAGTTGAAGGAGATGAGGGAGATGGTGGATCATATTCTACTGTTAAATCACTTGCGTATTCAATTCTTTGTGTTTCCCCAGTTTCAATAACTCCTTCTTGATTTAAAGAATCAACAATTTTTCCTCTATAAAATCTTTTATAAAATAGTTTTTTATGGGGTCCCTTAATATGGTTTGGCCCCTCCATAGGTCCTTGAGATTTATGTATGTGATAAGGTCCTATATAATCTTTACCCATTGCTGTTATTAGTTCTCCTGCTTTAGCATTTAGATTATTATTTTCACTATATTCAAAATATTGTAAATAGTTTTTTTCTAAATAATTATCTAAACCTTTTCGTTTTATTTCTTTTTCTTTAATAAAAATTAATCCTTTATTATTATTAAAGACTCTATCTATATCACCTTTTATATACCAGTTTAAAGTAAAAGGTATATAATTTTCCCATTGCCACATATTATTTTTAGTGTTAATATTAGTATAAGTTTCTTTATCGATTTCTATATATTCTAATTGATTTATTCTACATACAAAATATTTAACAAATACTCCTTTTTCATAATCTTCAGCTGTAGGGTATGTAATATTATATTGAGGTATGGATTTTTCTATTTTAAAATTTGTTTTATTTAAAACCCCATAAATTGCAATATCTAATGAACTTTGTTTATTATCACCATAAGTATTCCCATCCCAATTATCTATCGCATATACTCCTTCAAACCCATCATTACCACCAGTAGTATTAGGAGAGAATAGTGTACTAGTTTTATTTTCAATTTCTTCATTAGGAGGATCATTTGGGTTTTTACCTGTATAGGATGTACCATTAGATAATGTATAGTAAAAACCTATATAGTTAGTACCATCTTTAACATAATACCATTCACTCCCCTGAGCAAATTGATTTTCTTTTATTTGTGATTTAGGTATATAAGCCATTATTCCATATCAATTTGGTAAGTTTCTCCCGTCTTAGCTTCCATAGAACGGATAAAATTTTGAACAGGTTCAGAATAAAATTGGGTAGCACCCGGTTTATCACCAATTTTATCTAAAGCAATAACTTCTATCATAAATCTAGGATCTTTACCTATCTCCCACAAGGAATTTATATATCTATCTCTTGCTCTTTGGGTTTCTACTCCAGATTTTGAGCTCTTATCTGCAGGACCATGTTGAGGACCTGTTCCTCTTGGGTTACCTTCAAATCTTCTTGATCTTGGTAAATTGGTGTGAGCTTTACCATATATTTCCTTCTCATTTGCAGGATTAGGATCTCTTGATTGTATGCTATTGGGATTAAA